ACCCGATGCAGTGCAGGGCGGCATTAAGAAAATTCAAAACCGGATTGTACAGGTGAACCCTAACAACCTGATTTTAGGGCATCGCAAAACAAACGCAAAACGCTTTTAAATGTGCAAACACAAATTTGTTTTTATGCGGAACGAAAGCTACTCCAGAAGTAACGGCCGCTACTCACGTGTATACACGAGTATGGACTTTTTTTTCTGTGAAAAATGTTTGGAGTTAAAGGAAGTAAAAAAAGAAGCTCATGTAAGCGATGGGATGGAGCATACTTTACCTGATTGGGCTGAAACAATAAGTAACAAACGCTTTTAACATGAGAACGAAGCTGCACGATGCTATTGCATTCATTATTCTGATGCCCTTGCTTTTAGTATTGCTCATAATAAACTTAACAATATGGCTTTTCTCATACCTGAAGAAATCGGCACACACCTATTTGGCGTAGTAACAACCGAAATTAACCGCGGCGATGCCAATCGCCTGAAAAGCGCTATTGATGCGGCTATTGCAGAAGCCACGGGGTATTTAACCGCCTACGATGTAGGAGCTATTTTAGCAAGCGAAGGC